CGGTGCGGAACCGTATCGCGTTACACCTAGCGCAGATGGTCGACGAGTACCCGGAGAACGTGGGTCTCTGGCAGCAATACCGGGCGGCCGAGGCAATTCTGAGAGAGGTGACACATGACGACAGCGACGGCCTCGCGGATCTCTTCCGGGCGTTCGACTCCGAGGTTCGCAACCTCGAGAACGGCAAGCCGGCGAAGCGTCGGGGATGAGATCGCCGCGGTCGCGGCTCTCCTCGGACAACCTCTTCTCCCGTGGCAGCGCCTGGTCGCCGACGTTGCGGGGGAGCTTCTCCCGGATGGGCGGCCCGCGTACCGAACGGTCGTCGTCGTCGTCCCGCGACAAGCGGGGAAAACGACCCTCACGCTCGCAGTCTCGATACACCGCGCCCTACGTTGGGGCGGCCCTCAGAACATTGTCTACACGGCGCAGGACGGGACTCGCGCCCGCATGAAATGGAAAGAGGATCTCGTCCCGGCGTTGCAGAACTCGAGGGTCCGGTCGGCGGTCTCGAGGGTTTACGACTCGAACGGTCTCGAGCGGATGATCTTTAAGAACGGCTCGAGGATCTCGCCGCAAGGGTCGACGGAGTCCGCCCTTCACGGAAAGACGATCGACCTTGCCATTCTCGACGAGGCCCGTTTCGACAAGACGAACGCCCGCGAAGCCGGTGCGCTTCCGGCTATGGCTACCCGCCCCGACGGTCAAATCTGGATCGTGTCGGCCGCCGGTGACATCGAGTCGACGTTTCTTCGCGACAAGGTGGAGAAGGGCCGCGGCGCGGTCGAGCAAGGTCTGACGGAAGGTCTCGCCTATTTCGAATGGTCTGCACCGGACGACGCCGACATTGACGACCCGAAAACGTGGGCGCATCACCCGGGCCTCGGTCATCTCATTTCGGAGGAGACGATCGCCCACGCCCGCCAGACGACGAAGTCGGTCGACGAGTTCTCGCAAGAGTGGCTCGGTATCTGGAGCAAGGCGGTCGAGACGGTCATTCACCCGGCGGTCTGGCAGAAGTGCGTCGACAAAAAAGCCGCCCCCGACGGACCGCTCGTCTTCTCCGTCGACGTCGCCCTCGACCGCTCGAGGGCCACGGTCGCGGTCTGCGATCGGGCGGGACGGATCGAAATCGTCGAATCCCGCGATGGCATGGGCTGGGTTGCCGAACGGATCCGCGCCCTCTCCCGCCGCCACAAAGCGCCGTTCGTTGTCGACGGCTACGGTCCCGCCGGGACGCTCGTCGAGCCGCTCGAGGCGCTCGGCATCGTCATCGCCCGCTACACGACCCGCGACGTTGTCGCCGCTTGCGGCCTCTTCTTCGACGCGATACAGGCCCACACTCTGAAGGTTCGCCCCGACGAACATCTTGAGGCGGCCGTCGCCGGCGTGAAGAAGAAGAGCATGGGCGCGGGCTGGCTCTGGGCGCGTAACGACGCCGGGGTCGACATCACGCCGCTCTACGCCGCGACGCTTGCGTGGCACAATGCGACACAGAAGAAACCGGAACCGACGACGAGGAGCTTCGTTCTATGAGAATTGCCCTAGCACTACAGGCCGCAGGGACTACGCTTCTAAGTGTGGCTCTAGGTTTCGTCTATCTTCCGGCGGGTATCGCCGCGGCGGGCGTCGCTCTAGTCGCGTTCGGCATCGCACTCGAGAAGGGATCTAGTGCTTCTTAATCTTCTCAAACGGCAGCGAATCACGTTCCCGAACGGAAACTCGGTAGACGGCTACGGCCGCATTTCTCGGAACTACGTCGACACATGGGCCGGCGTCTATGTCGACAGAACTAACGCCCTCTCGGTTCCCGGCGTCTGGCGTGGCGTGAACCTCATCGCGTCCGCGATCGCCGGTCTGCCGATCGACGCGATCCGTAACGGGCAAGTGATCGCGACGCCGCCGATCCTGTCGCGGCCTAACCCGCCCGAGACACGCTTCTCCACCATTCAGGCCGCCGTCGCCGGTGCGATCGTCGACGGAAACTTCTTCGCGGTTCTCGGCCCGCTCGGCCCTTCCGGCTACCCGGACACGATCTACCCGATCGACCCGATGCGCGTTAAATGCAAATACGAAGACGGTCGCCGTATCTACGAGATCGACAACGTCCGCTTCGACCAGTCGGAGATTATGCACGTTCCCGGTTTCACGTTCCCCGGTGAACACTTAGGCGTCGGTATCTTGCAGGCGCAACGGCAAGGCCTCGGAATGTCGATCGCGGTTAACGAATACGCGGCGCGTTACTTTAACGGCGGCACTACTCCGTCGGTCGTGCTGCATACCGAGAACCCGGATCTCTCACAAGAAGACGCCGACCTCATTAAACAAAAGTGGCTTATGCATTACGGCGGCCGCAGCCGTGAACCCGCGGTACTCGGCGGAATCAAGGTCGAGCCTCTCACCGACAACGCCGGCGACTCGCAGTTAGTGGAGTCGCGACAGTTCGATCTAACGGAGATCGCGAACATTCTGGGAATACCCGGCTACTACCTCGGCGCACCGAACTCGTCGCGCACGTATTCCAATGTCGCCGAGGAGCAGTTGCAGCTTCTGCGCCATTCACTTATGCCGTGGATAATCCGCTTCGAGCAGGCCTTTTCCGACCTACTCCCACGCGGACAAGTCGCGAAGTTTAACCTCGACGCTTTCCTCCGCGCCGACACACTCACCCGCTACCAAGCGCACGAAATCGGACTACGCGCCGGCTTCCTCACGGTCGACGACGTCAGGAAACTAGAAGACCTCGAACCGCTCGAAGGCGAGGAAGAAGACTCGGGTCCGCTCGAGATCGACGACGAGTCAGACGTCGAAGAATACGAAGACGACACCGAGGAGGAAATCCTTTCGTGATACAGAACCGCAACTACGAATCGGACCTCGAGATCCGCGCCGGGGGGGACGGAAGGACGATCGTCGGGATCGTCGTCCCCTATAATCTCGAGCAGAAAATCTCTCGATCTTTGACCGAGGTTTTCCTCCCCGGCGCTTTCTCCGCGGTCACCCGCGCCGCGCACCGCGTAAAGCTCCTCGTCGGCCACGACGCGAACCAACTCCCACAAGGACGCGCAACACTTCTCCGCGAAGACGCAGGCGGCCTCTACGGCGAGTTCCGCGTCTCAAAGACCCAACGCGGCGACGAGTTACTCGAACTCGTAGCAGACGGCGCGGTCGACCAATTCTCCGTCGGGTTTCAACCTTTGCAGGACCGCAAACGCGCCGACGGCGTCATCGAACGGGTCCGCGCCCACCTCGCCGAAGTAAGCCTCGTCACGTTCGGCGCGTACGGTATGGCCGCCGCGGTCGCGGGTATCCGCGAGCAGTCGCAGACGCCTAACCTCGACGCGGCCCGTGAGATCCTCGAGGGCCTGAAGTGATCGGGCAGCAGCACACCGTCGGCACGACGCCGACGCTGATCGTCGACTCGGACTCGGTTAATCGAACGATCGTGATTCACGCGATCGGGAACGGGACCGTCTATCTCGGAGGTTCCAACGTGGCCGCCGGCTCCGGGTTCTATCTCGACAAGGCGGCCGGCCCGGTCGTCATGCAACTACCCCCCGGAGAAAAACTTTACGGGATCGTCATAACCGGGACGGACGTTGTCTCGACGCTCCTCCCGGACGCCTAACCGATGCCGTGGCACATTGAGACCGATAACCTCGGTTGCGAAGGGTTCGCGGTAGTCAAGGACGGCACGACCGAGGTCGAAGGCTGCCACCGCACCCGCTCCCAAGCCGAAAGGCAAATGGCCGCCCTATACGCTTCGGAGCCTGAAGCCCGCGCTACGGGCGTCCCGACTAACGAAATGGCGGAAGAAGCCGAACGCGGCCTCGCATGGCGTGAAGAATACGGCCGCGGCGGAACCCTCGTCGGGGTCGCTCGCGCCCGTGACATCGCAAATAAACGGACGCTTTCACCCGACACGATCCGCCGCATGAGGTCTTACTTCGCTCGCCATGAGGTTGACAAAGACGGCGAAGGCTTCTCCCCGGGCGAGGATGGCTATCCGTCGGCGGGTCGGATCGCGTGGGCGCTCTGGGGCGGCGACCCCGGCAAGGCATGGGTCGAGGATCAGATCGACGACATGGAAGACGACATGGAAGACGACGACGAAGAACGCGAAGAGGCGGCCCCGGTCAAGACCCGCCGCGAACAAGTCGAAGAAATGCTCGCGGAGCTTCGCGCCGTTCGCTATTCTTCCAAGTAACGACACCTCGACACCGGCAGACGACACCTCCCACGCGGACACCTCTCACCGGGACGATCGACACCTCGGCAACCCAAAACCGAAACGTCCCAACAGGAGAAAACCCCAATGGCTAACGCCTTCCTCTCGAAGTTGACCGAACAGCGTTCGGCAAAAACTTCCCTTATCGACTCGACCCTCGCCCGCGCCGCGGACGAAGATCGCGACATCACCGAAATCGAACTCGCCAACATTCAGGCTCTGAAGTTGGAAGTCGAAAAACTCGACGAGCGCATCGGCCAGATCGCCGAGATCGAAACCCGCAACGCGGCACACGCCGAAATCGTCGCGAAGGTCGACGGCGACAAGCCGGTCGAAACCCGCACCGGCGGCTACCGCGTCACCTCGGAAGAGGCGACCTATCACGCTCGCAGCGCGAACGACTTTCTCGCCGACGCTATGGCCGCCGAGTTCGGCGGATCGTACGAGGCGCGTGATCGCATCGCCCGCTATCAGAACGAGATCCGTCTGGAGAAGCGCGACTCGGGTTCGAGCAACTTCGCCGGCCTTGTGATCCCGCAGTACCTCGTCGATCAGTTCGCACCGCTTCGTCGTGCGGGCCGCCCGACGTTGGACATCTCGACGAACGCGGCGCTGCCGGCGCAGGGTATGACCGTGAACATCGGTCGCCTCACGACGGGCATCACCTCGTACGTTCAGGCTTCGGAGAACACCGCACCGACCGAATCGTCGCCCGATGACACGCTCCTCACCGTGAACGTGAACACCGTCGCGTCAATGTTTGACATCTCGAAGCAGGCCGTCCTCCGCGGCACGGGCGTCGAGACGCAGCTTCTCGGCGACGCGATCCGCTCCTATCAGACGAAACTCGACGGTTTGGCCGTTAACGGCTCCGGCTCGTCGGGCGAGCATCGCGGAATCCTCAACACCTCGGGAATCGGCTCGGTGACCTACACCGACGCTTCGCCGACATGGGCCGAGTTCTTCCCCAAGCTTGTCGAAGCCGTGTCGGACATCTCGACCGACTACTTCGGACACGCGACCCACATCGTCGCGCATCCGTCGCTTATCGGTTGCTGGCTCCGCGCCCTCGACTCGACGAACCGTCCGATCTTCTCGCCAACCGCGGGAAATCCGTTCAATGCACCCGGAACCTACGACCGCCCCGGCTACGACCTCGGCGGCCTTCAGGTTCTCGGTATCCCGGTTGTCGCAGACGCGAACGTCCCGACGAACTTGGGCACAGGCACGAACGAGACGGCGGTCATCGTCGGCGACTTCCGCGAGTCATACATCTGGGAAGATCAGGGCGGGAACCCGCTGTACGTCCGCTTCGAGCAGCCCGACGGCAACATCGCCATCCGGACCGTGGTCTTCGGCTTCTCCGCATACACGGCGGGCAAGTACCCGACCGCGTTCTCGGCGATCACCGGAACCGGCCTCATTACGGCGAACTGGGCCTAGCACTTCGCCCCGGGGAGCGCAGCCCCGGGGCAAGTTCCCCACCCATGAAAGAACTCATCGAAGCCGCACTCCGTCGAGAACTCGACGGTTACGTCCGGCGCGGTCGCGTCGACCGTGCGCGTCAAGTGGTCGACCAGTTGGTCCTCCTCGGCTGCGACGTTTCCGAAGTCCTCTCTCGGCTCTCGTCGACTGTGCCAGCCGAGGAGGGCTTCACCTCGAAACCCGCCAAGAAGGCCGCCGTCCGAAAGGTAAAGAAGTGACGATCACGAACGGTTACGTCACTCTCGCCACCGCGAAGGCCTATCTCGGGATCCCCGTCGCGGACACCGTCGACGACGCGATGCTCGAGCAGATCGTGGAATCCGCGTCGAGGTCGATCGACAGGATCGCTGGACGCTACTTCTACCAAGACTCCACGACGTCGCAGCGGTTCTACCGCGCCGTGTCCCCCGTGTCGCTTCTCGTCGACGACATCTCCACGACGACCGGGCTTACCGTCGACATCTCGACCGACGGAACGAACTACTCGACGAATCTCGTCTATAACACCGACTTTATTGTCGAGCCGTTTAACGCTCTCGCCACCGGGCGGCCCTTCACGCTTCTCACCTCCCTCGGCAGCCAATACTTCCCCTATCCGTGGAATTACCGTCCGGGCGTCCGCGTGACCGCCCGATGGGGCTGGCCCGCCGTCCCCGACGACATCGTCGAAGCGACCCTCATTTTGTGCGCCGATCTCTACAAGCGGAAAGACTCCGTCGGTGGCGTCCTCGGCCTTTCCGAAATGGGCGCGATCCGAATGTCCCCCCTCGGGCGTGACATTTCGGCGATGGTCCGCGCCTACCGCCGCGAGGTCGTCGGTTGACGATCACGATCTCGCAGCTTCGCGGCGGGGCCGCGACCGCGCTCGACACGATCGCGTCGATCCGCACCGTCTACGACTACATCCCAGACACCGCCCCCGCGACCCCTTGCGGCATCGTCGGAAACGTCTCCCTCGACTGGGATGAGGCGATGCAACGCGGCCTCGACCTTGCGACGTTCTCCGTCTACGTTGTCGTTTCCCGAATGTCGGAGCGATCCGGGGCGGACACGCTGGACGCGCTCCTCGCTGGCTCCGGTGCGGGTTCCGTTAAGACGGCCCTCGAATCGGGCGGCAACCTTAACGGCTCTTGCTCGACGATGAGAGTCACCCGCGCCACACCCGTTTCGCTTAGTATGGGCGGCGTCGAGTTTTTCGCTTACGAATACGAGGTAGAAGCCTATGGCTAGTTACAAAGTCGTCTCGGATCTCGTCGACGGTAAGAAACCGGGCGACACGATCACCGACGAAGAGCTTCTCGGCTGCAACGTCGAGGCGCTCATCGAAGCCGGACACCTGTCCGAATCAACCAAAAAGGCCGAAAAGGAGTAACTCATGGCCGTATTTGTCCTCAAGGACGCAAGCGTCAGCGTGAACAGCGTCTCGCTCTCCGCCTACGTCACCGCCGTAACCCTTAACTACGAGTATGACTCGGTCGAAGTAACCGCGATGGGAGCCACCGGACACAAGTTCACCGGCGGCCTTCAGAACATTTCGTGCGACGTCACCTTTAATCAGGACTTCGCCTCGTCGCAGGTTGCGGCCACACTCGACGCCCTCGTCGGCGCGACGACCACCGTCGTTATTAAGCCAACCTCGGCTGCGGTCTCGGCGACGAACCCGTCGTACACGATCACCGACGCCTACCTCGCCGCGACCCAGCCGGTCGCCGGTTCGGTCGGTGACCTCGCCTCGATGTCGGTCTCGTTCACCGGCGGATCACTCGCTAAAGCCGTAGCGTAGTTTCGTGCTTCTCGTCACCGTCCGGCACAGGGACGGCCGCGAGGGAACATTCCCCGTTTGGCCGTCGGTCGAGTACGCCTTTGAGGCCGACAAAGAGACCGAAACATTTGACAAACTTTGGGCCGACGACGCCCCGAAACATTGGCATTACCGGCTGGGCTATTACGCCGCGCTCAAAGGCGGGGCGATCGGCCTCGGCGAAACCTTCGAGAAATGGATCGACCAAGTCGCCGGGATCCGATACTCGAAAGGGGACGACGACGGAAACCCTACCGAGGCG